TACCAAAAATTTCTATAGCTTTTTTTTTTTTCCTTTTTGCGACATAAATTTCATCCGTTTCAGCGGTTGTCCAGCCTTGATAAATTGGATATAAAGAAGGGGTAAAGAAATCATTATAATCAGCAAAAGGAACGGTAACATATACGCCGTTCTGATATCTCTGATTAATTCTTCTCATACTAGCGTCAAAAACAGAACCGGGAATCGAATGAGCCAAACCGCCGCTACCCCAATAATAAGCGCCATAGTAGCTATTAGCAGCAAACGGGGTTCCATAGAAACCCACCTTGATATTCGATATACCCTTCAGCCCTGCCCTGATCTTTGTTCTTGTATACAAGCTTCTGAACTGTTCAAGATTTGCGTCAACCTCAGCCTCCGTAACTCCATAAGGCCAATTTGGTCCCGTTACAGTTACGTTGCAATAAGAGCCTTCAACGTCCCAAACAAATATATCCGCCTTCTCAGCGATGAAGGCATCAAGCTTTGAGTCAATAAAAGAATCCGTATACTGAGACCAAGAAGAATCTGCGGTATATGCAGTATACGCTCTAACAATATTGTATTGAGATTTCAACTGAGGAACGGTTGGCATTCCAGAAAAGCTTCTTACAGTACCATTGGATGTTGTAGAACCAAAAGTCTCCATAACAGATATAGATCTATCTCTTGTATATTTATCTGCTGTAGCCATTGAAGAAAGAGCATGCCACCAATCATTTCCAACAACCCATCCATTAGACCATTCGTTTGAATCAAAGTCTTGGCCTGCATAGATATTACTATCATATTCTTGATAAGTATTAGAGTATGTACCTATCCAAAGAGCAGTACCTACGTCTGTTCCTCCAACAGGCAAAGTTCCTGTATAAGCGTAACAATACAAAAACTCTCGACCTTCATATGAGCTATGGTCAGGAGGCGTTTGCACAGACGGTGTTGTGTAGGTAAACTCAAAACATGGAACTTGAGTTATAGACAATGGAAGATTATTCGAAACACTTGATTGATAAGTTACAACTACGCTTCCCATTTCATAAGGTCTTGAAGCCATCAAGCTTGGATACGCAACTGTAGTCGGAAAGAAATTGTTAATGTAGTATAAATCAGCATTAATAGCGGCTTCAATAAGGTTTACAACGCTTGTTGATTCTGTTCCACCAATACTTGTTGCAACCGAGAAATTAACTCCAGAAATTGACCTGTTATATCCTTGCGCGAAATAATTGAAACAACCATTCGTAATGGTTTGCCAATCAGAAAGCGTCTTAGTAGGAATAGCAGGAGGACCGCCAGAGGCTGTCATGAAGTGACGGCTTCTCGCCCTTCTATAACTTGGTCTATAAGTATTCCAAACGATAGCTCCGTCAGCTATTCTCTTGCACCAAGAAAGCATCTTGATCATGTAGTTTCCGCTTATAAGCTTTGAACACCAAGGCGTAGAGAAATGGAACGACGGATTCAAGAAAATGTACAAAGGCTTATTACCTGCCGTATACTTTGCGGCTTGAATAAGATTTTCTTTGTAATACGCATCATCAAGAGGGTCTTGCTCTCCGTAAAATGGATAAACGTCGCAAGTTATAAAGTCAGTATAATCTGAGAACTTCTTTGTATAGTAAGAGGCTCCTGATTTCCTGAGATTGACTCTTCTAAACTTAGAAGTCCATGTGTTGTAACTTGTTGTGTAATCTGTGCTATTCCCTCTTGAGAACCAATAAAGAACAGGATCGTAATAGCTCTTGAAGTTTGGATTGAAGTAAAATCCAACCTTGACATTGCTGATACCACGGGCTGCAAGAAGCTCTTTTGTTCTTGTATAAACTCGATTGAAAGATTCCAGCATATTATCTATGACAGTATCAGAGTTTGAAGTAGGATCAAGATATGTCTGGAAAAACTCCAAATCGTAAGCATAATAAAGCGCTTGATTATTACCAAGAGCAGGGTCAAGATATGCTGTTATGCCAGCGTTGATATTACTATCACTAATAGTTAACGTTCCAGTAAGAAGAGTTGTTGCTGCCTGAGAATAGCTTTCAACAAACGGAACGACTCCTCCCGTTTGCATAAAGTTAATTCCATAAGCTTCAAAGCCCGCGAAAGAAGGCTGACCCGTATAGCTAGAAGACATGAAATACTTAAAGTCTTTCAGTTCTGCATTCTCTAAAGACGCTTCGCTATAAGCCTGCCACCAATCTTGGTCTTCAGCATAATCTCTCCACTCCATATTACTTTGAGTTCCGCCATATACCCACTGTGTATTACCAGGCAAACCTGCGGTATTCTCTGTTGGAACGCCTATAAACTGATTGACAGCCAAATCTGTTCCGCTTATATTTGCTCCCCAAGCGTTCTTAGATTCAATAGTGAACCATCCTCTATGGAAGTTTGGAGGCATTGGGGTAGAAGCCCCATTTGTTGTCATATTGAATAAAAAGCCCTTTTGAGAAGAAGACCATGTTACAATAACGGTTCCCAAAGGATAGGGATAATTTCCGTCATATGACGGGTTTGAACTAGAACTGATTTTTGTCTGTATTGCTGACTGCAAAATAGAAGCAACCTGTGTCATGGAAGTTGCAGCAGAAGTATTTATGTTTTGTATCTTGAGTCTTGCGTTGGCAACAGAAATAGAGAAGGCTCCATTTGTTACAGTTCTCCAAGTGGTTAGATCAGCCGCCTCATTCGCGCCAGAAGGCCTCCAAAACCAGTTTGAATACAAATAGCTCGCGCCCCATCCGCCCCACATGATTATGCCGTTAGCTTTTTCTTTTGCAAGAGCAACCATTTGAGACATATTGTTGTAACTTACCATTGTTCCAATATGCGTACTAGATGGATGGAATGAAAAAGTATAGAATGGATATACTGGCTTACCATTCGCAATTTTCAATTTCATTTGATCAATTGTTACTCCAGCAAATATCTTCCAATCATTTATAAACGATTGACTATTACCATAAAAAGGATAACAGCTTGGAGCTATAAAATCGCAACAATTAGTAAACGGAGAAGAAACAAAAGCTCCATTTACATATCTTTGCGAAAGTCTATCCATCCAAGCAAGCCATGATTGGTAATTTGCCTGATATGTTGGATTATTTGGATTTTGAGTATATTGCAAAGGAGCGTAATAGCTGTTTGGATGGCCACCAGGTATATCATACCAGCCAATTTTCAAATCAGGTCTACCCTGAGCGGCTGCTCTCGCTTTTGACCTATTGTAAATTTCAACAAGACAATCAAGAGCGGCATCCTTATCAGCCTCGCTCATAGACGGATTCCAAATGTAAAATCTTGAAGTCTCCTCGTCCCAGGCTATTCCGTCCCAACCCTCGCTAATAGCTTGATCGACATATTGATTTATGACATCATTATTGATTGTTAAGGTTTGATAATTAGATATTGGGCTTGTACAAGCAGAAATAGCGCTCATTCCATAAACAGACCTAAATTGTCCGGCAGAAGGCTGTCCAGTAAAGCCAAAACTTGCAAAAAACTTAAATGACATTCGTATCCCCTAAAGATTTCCTATACCATTATCGGGCAGCATTTAGAGCTAATAGGAATTAAAAGAACACAGAGGCTATTTCTCTGTGTTCTAAAAGAAGCTTCAAAAAACCTTCCAAATCGGGAAGGGTTTAGATATTTAGCTACCTGAAGAGCCAAATCCGCCAGAACCTCTTGCTGTCTCAACAAGCTCTTGAGCTTCAATAAAAAAAGCATCTACAGTGATTGAAACAACAAGTTGAGCTATTTTATCGCCCTTCTTATATTTCTTAAATGGCTTTGGCAAAGTAACATAAACTTCACCATCTGGCATTTGACTATATCGAAGGGTAGGCTTAAACCTTACAAGAAGTTCTCCTCTATAGCCATTATCCACAAGACCAATACTATTAGCCAAAGCCATATCATATTTGCTAATACTAGACCTAGGCCATATTTCCGTATGAACACCCTGAAGAGGCTCAACTGCGAATCCTGTTCTATACTGTATAAAACCTTCTGAATCAACAACTCCGTCGTCGATTGCTACCAAATCGAATCCTGCGTCTCCATTTTTGGCTCTTGTCGGTATTTGAGCCTCAGGAACCAACTTTCTAAACTTAATTTGCGTCTTCATAATTACTCCTTCTGTTTTAGCTACACTTGCTATGTCCGCAATCCTTACAAGTTAAACAACCCTCAAGACGAACAACATTAGAACTTGAACAACTAGGGCAAGCTGCGCCAGAAGCCTTTGTTCCATCAGGAATGTACTTCTTCAAAACCCTTGCCATAGCTTTACCAAAGTTTGTCATATCACCAGGAGATTTTTCTAACTGGTCAACAACGTATGCTATATCTGAACCATGACGAAGAGATAGACTGATCATTCTAGTAATAACAGCCTGCTCGTCTGTCAAAAGGTCGCAAACGTTCTGCACAACCGAGCCATCTTCAGCTTTGAGTTCATACTCTCCCCTCTTCTTCTTAGTAAGAGTTCCCTTCTTCAAAGTTGTAATACAGCCATTCTTACCAGCAAAAACCTCATAAGGATGACCTTCAAACATTCCAACAAGAACAAAGAAATCTTCGCCTCTTGATCTTATATGATGAATGTCGCAATCAAGAGTTTGGGGCCTCTTTGGAGCGTTTGTCTTTTGAATGTTCTCTTTCTTCTTTTCAGAAGCAGAAACAAGAACACCCGTTCGGCAACCGTCTCTATAAACAGTAAAGCCCTTACAACCAGCCTCCCAAGCCTTCATGTAAACCTCAGCAACAAGCTCTTTTGTAACATCATTAGGGAGGTTACAAGTCTTACTAATAGCATGGTCAATCCATTTCTGCGCGACAGATTGAATATCTACACTAGCGGACCAGTCTACGTCATTCGAAGTCGCCTTGTAATATGGAGACTTCTTGAAGAAGCTCAAATCATCATGAGAATTGATTGAACCCTTTTCACTTTCGTCAATCTTGTAACCATTAACATCCATCCATTCCTTGAATTGATGATGGAAAACAAAAAACTCTTGCCACTTATCACCCTTCTGATCTACAAAATCAACGCGAGTGTTAGTTCCGTCGCCAGTGTTAATCTTCTTACGACGCTTGTATAACAAGCTATACGCAGGCTCAATACCAGAAGTTGTCTGAGTCAACGTAGAAACAGAACCAGTAGGAGCGGTTGTTGTATTAGCTATATTTCTACGACCATACTTCTTGTATATAGCATAAACATCAGGAGCCGCCTCCCAAATACGATTAAGGAACGGATGGTCTTTCTCAAGCTTATGATCAAAGACGGGGAAAGCGCCTCGTTCCTTAGCCATAACACAAGAGGCTCTGTATGAACCAATTGCAAGAGCTTGATACATCTTCTCTGTAAGAACAACAGACTCCTTAGAGCCGTAACGAACTCCGAGTGCCGCAAGAGCGTCACCAAGAGCCGTAATACCAAGTCCGGTTCTGCGACCATTTACGCATGCTTGCCTAATTCTTACCCACAAATTTCTTTCAACATGCTTCGCGTCATCAGATTCCGGATCTGCATCAATCTTAGCGAGAATCTTATCAATCTGCTCAATCTCAATATCAATCATGTCGTCCATGAGACGTTGAGCAACCTCGGCAACTCTCTCTAACTCCTTAATGTCAAGGAATGAGTTTTCTGTAAACTTGTTACCAACAAAAGATAACAAGTTAATACAAATCAACCTACAAGAGTCATATGCACTAAGGACAATTTCTCCGCATGGATTTGTAGAAAGACTCTCATAACCAAAGTCTTTATAGATATCAGCAGGAGTAAATTTCTGAGCGGTATCCCAAAAGAGAAGACCAGGCTCCGCAGATTGCCAAGCAGCATCAATAATCTCTTTCCACAAAGATTCTGCGTCAACCATCTCCCTAATCTTTGGTTCGCTAGAATTAACAGGCCAACGCAATTCAACTTGCGTCTTATTCTTAACTGCATTCATAAACTCATCAGTTAAACGAATAGAAATGTTTGCACCAGTTACCTTAGAAAGGTCTTTCTTGATATTTATGAAAGTCCTAATCTCAGGATGATGACATGAGATAGTCAACATCAAAGCGCCGCGACGACCGTTCTGAGCAACTTCTCTACAAGTATTAGAGAACCGCTCCATGAAAACGCCAATACCATCTGTTGTTCTAGCTGCGTTATTGGTTTGAAGACCACGGGGACGGATATGGCTAATATCAAAACCAACACCGCCACGACGCTTCATAATTTGAGCTTGCTCTTGATCTGTCTTCAAGATACCACCATAACTATCTTCAGGAGACGGTATGACAAAACAATTGGAACAAGACTGAATTTGATATGGATTTCCAATTGCGCTCATTGGAGAACCCTGAGGTACGATATATTTGAAATGCTTGAAATACTCGTATATCTCTTGCTCTGAAAGAGGATTAGGATATTTCTTCTCTATCCTCGCAAACTCTCTAGCAAGCCTACGATGCATTTGATCTGGATTTGATTCCAGAATTCTACCTTCATTATCCCTAAGAGCGTACTTGCTTACAAAAACGCTCGCCGCCAAACTATCTCCCCCAAAGTATTCAAGCGATTTGTCCAACGCTTCTTGATTCGAGTATATCTTCTTAATTGAACCTTCGTCTACACTAACATCAGTATCCATCATAATCATTTTCTTCTCCATGTATTCCAATTAGGTGTAAAAGGGATTTCCAATAATAGTATTCGTCTTCCTTCTGTCAGAATTTAGAAATCGTCATCTAAAAAATCTTCTAACATAGGATTCATTGCTTGTCCAAAGCCAAATGGCTTATTCTTACTCTGTTGCTCCATGTAGGTGGAATAATCCTTATCCTTTGTTTCCTTAATTGCTCTATCAAAATGCTTCTTTTGAAGAAGGAGTTTTTCTCCTTCGAAAGAAGAATCTTTGACTGCAAATATAGCAGAGGTCAAACAGAGGTCGTTCATGTGAGCGCCAGTTAGACCGTCAGTTGCCTTTGCAAACTTTTCAAAATTAACGGTCTTGGCTACAACAAATTTCTCCGTGAACTTACGGAGCATTTTTACTCGACATTCTTCGTTGGGCTTATCAACGCTTATGATTCTATCAAATCTTCCCGGGCGATTCTTGATTGCGTTCTCAAGCTCTCCAAGAGCATTTGTTGTTCCGAGCGTTATGATATCGCCAAAAGATTCAAGACCATCAAGCTTGTTCATAAGCTCCATAACGAACGCCGAGCCACCCTTTGATCTATCAGAAGCAATCCAATCAATGTCTTCTATTACAAAGAGGCATGGAGCAAGATCTTTTACTATCTCGCAAACTCTAGATATAGAATTAGGATTAGGAAAATCAGAAGGCAAAGCGTACAAAACGCTATATCCTGATTCTCTCGCAAGACACTTACAAATCTTTGTCTTACCAGTTCCAGGCACGCCATGAAGAATAACGCCTCTCTTAACCGAGAGACCATATTTCTTGAAAGTTTCTCTTAGAGCAAAATTCTCTTCTATATTAGACTTAATAACCTTCTTCGTACTTTCAGGAAGAATGATATCGTCCCAAGAAACATTTTCAAGCTTTAAGAAATTGCCTCTGCAATCAATCTTCTTGCCCTTATAAAGATTATTCTCAGAAGCATACTTCTTAAGTTTTTGCAACAGCTTAGAATCTTCTTCAGAAGTTGTTATGCTATAGGAATATTCTTCTCTTCCATGACCCCTATCAATTTGAACACAAAGCTTGCTGCCTTCTTTCTCGTAAAAGAGACAGCCTTCTCTGTATCCCTTGATATACTTATCAGGAGATATCTCTATATCGAATGTTACAACAGGAGTTTTCGCTGTAAACGAAAAATCGCATTGTTCTGTTAGAGTCCATCCCTCTTTAGTAAAGAAGTCATTCCAAACAGCCTGCATCTTTCTATGCTCGTAAGGCGAGAGCGTCTCCGAATTGAGGGCTGTTGTTTTGGCGTTTCCAAAGAAACCATTAATGTAGTTATCCCTAAAGGAGTCTCCTTCAGCAGCCATTAATGAATGGGCGAACTCTAATAAGGTTGCGTCCTTAAGATGAATCTTAGATATGTCCATATTATATGTTGCTCTTCTCTGTTCTCGCTTTATCAGCGTAGTATTCAAAAAACGGGGCAACGAGTTGCTCGATACGAACCGCCCCATTTTCCTGCCTCTTAGCAAAGTCAATTACTGCTGATATCTTATCGTCAAGAGGAACCTTCGCCGCGCCAGCACCACGACGCCCGCCCCCATACTTTTTGCCAAATATCTTCTGAATAAACTGAGAAACATTGATACCCAAAACGCCCGTTCTGAAAGATGCTATCAAAAACTTGGGCTTATCAAAGCCTTCGTCAACAAGCCCCATAACAAGAGCGCTATCTATTGACTCGACTTCGAGCATTTCTTCGCAAAGCTTCGCAAGCAAGGCTCTTTGCTGAGGATTAACAATGCCAACATTTGATATGGTCAGGTTATTTCCGCTAATACAGAAGTTTGAATATGCTCTTCTTCTAAGCTCCAACAAAGCCAAAGGCTTAGGATAATCGTAGATCTTCCTAAGAAGCTCAACGTCCATAATTGACCTGAGAAAATCCATTGCGTCAATATCGTTCTGAACGGTTCCTTCTGATTTCAAATCCGCAGTATCTGTTGAAATGCCAAGATAAAGAGCCGTTGCAAGACCTTTGCTTATTGGGATATTCAATCCCGTTAGCATTTCAAGCAATATGGTCGAGCATGCGCCGTACTGCTTATTTATATACATAGGACAGTCTATAGAAGGATTGATTGTATGATGGTCTATAACAGCGTCTGGCTTTCTATCTTTTTCAAGGAAAGCAAAAACTCCGGTATTGTTTTCTTTTCCAAAGTTTGCGCTTGTATCAACAACAATGACGCAGCTTTTCTTGATGTTGTCTTTTATTTGCTGAGTTGATTCTTCTTCGTTATCCTCGTCAACCTCAAGCTTGATTGCTGAAATATTGAGGACATTCATCATGACGCTATTTTGAGTATAAGGAATTTCTCCGCCATAATAAATGACGGCATTCTTACCCTTTGATTGAGCAAGGGTTTGAATGGCAAAAGCTGAAGCCAAACAATCGGGGTCTGGCTGGTCATGACAAATGATTGAAATGTCGTCGTTCTTGTCAATAATAGACAACCACTTTTCAACAACCTTAGTGTCAATCTTGATATTTTCCGTTTGCTGATCGCCCATTTTATGTCAACCTATTTAACCACTCTAACCTAGGAAGCCCATTGGGTTTACACTCGTCAATGGCTGCCTGCAAAGAAATCTTGGGCCAGTATGGTGCATCGCCACAATTCGTTACGGGAATCGGAGATTCACGGCTGATCCATTCCATTGCCGCAGAAAAATTGGTCAGAGTATTTGTACTATGATTCTTGTTCTTTCCATAAAAATCTGTTTGCTCTCCTCGATAAGAACAATCGCAACCGAGAAGAACAACTTTAGAAAAACCCATCGCAACGGCAAGCTGAACAGAAAGACAAGCTGTTGAGCCGCCGCCATGCAAAACGCTTGGGTCTTCTCCAAAAGAGAAACTACCTCGCTCTATTCTAAAATGCGTAAACAGGTCTTCTTTGTCTATTTCTTTTCTTGTTAGTTTTGCGCAAGCAAGAGTAACAAGGTCACGAAAACAGTCTTCATACAAAGACTCGTCCTGCCACATAAGAATGCATGGCGAAAGAACCTTATATGCTCGATTCGTGCCTATGGTAAAATAGTTCTTGATTAGGTCAAGATTGTTGTCAAGAAGAGAAGGCCCATTGCCTATTATGAAAGCTGTCTCACCGACAAACCTTTTCTTCCAGAGCTTTATAGGAAACTTGTATCTCGACCTAAAAATCATAACAAAAACTGATTCCAATACTCTCTGTTTTGTTTATGCTTAGCGTCTATCGAAGATAACACTGAAAAAAGAGACTGTCTAGGAAACAAATCATTATCAGAGCAACTAATGATTGTTCTTTTACCGCTTTCGTGCAAATCCTTAATCCAGGAAAGACCTACATAACACTGAGACATTGTTCTTGGATTATGGAACTTGTTGTTGCCGTAAAAATCGCTTTCGCCGTCTCTTGGCCTACAGTCGCAACCAAGCAGAATTATCGGATTGCAACCCATTAAATAAGCAAGCTGAACGGCCAACGGCGACGTTGACCCGCTTCCCTTTAGAGTTGATACAGTTTCTGGTAAAGCAAATCCGCCAGGACTAATCTTAAAATGATAGTAACGATTCTCTGGATCTGCATGAGCAGTGCAATACTTGATAGCCTTTACTTCTGATAATCTTTTTCGCTCAGAATACCAAAGGCTAGCGTCCTGCCACATAAGAATCGTTGAATCAAGTTTATAGAAAGACCTGTTTATACCTATGGTTAGGTAATTAGATAAAGGGGTGATGTCTTCGTCGTTGAGAGAAGGTCCATTGCCCAGTATGAAAACCGGACAATTAGGGAACTTCCCCAACCACTTACGAGCATCACCCCTTTGCTTGACTGACGAATACCTGATTCTACGTCGCTGCTGCATCTGCTGCCCCAAATGGATTTCCTTCAACCTTGACGAACTGAGTCCAGGATGATGGAACATTTGACGAGGCGAGCCTTGCAAAGCGAGCATAAACAGGACTCCACTTTGGCCTCTCAGGCTTCTTCAAAAGCTTGAGACCTGCCTCATCTGGAGTTCTATCGGCCTTTTTCGCATTGACTTCCAGGCAGCACATAACCAAGTTCTCCCAAGTGCTTGCGCCGCCTCTTGATCTTGGGATAACGTGGTCAATAGTACCAGTATCCATTGAGATTCTTCTACCTGTGTATTGGCAGGTATAGTTGTCTCTAATCAAGAGATTTCGACGAGTTAGCTTAACCTCTCTTTGAGGAAGCCTCCCGTACTCTGAAAGAACAATGATTTCCGGGACTCGAACCTCAGTTCTAGAAGTCCTGATCACCTTTTCACCTTCTCGAACCGGCAAAGCCATCCAGTCCTCAAAGTTGTACAAGATGTAAGTTTCAGGATCAAGAATATGAGCGAGACCAAGCATCGTCTTGGCAATTGCCTTCTTCGTAGTGCAAATCGAAACAGGACTCCAACTCTTGTTCAAAACGAGAGTCGGCATTGTGATTGAAGATTGAGTTGCCATATTACTACGTCTCAGTCGGAACGCTCAGGTTCTTTTTGAATGCATCTATGAACTCTTGGTTCATGTCTACAACTTCGATTTTGATTCTTCCGTTATAGGCCTCAGCAACATGCGCCATTTCTCTAGCAACATCGGACTTGCTAAGGCCTCCGATACCACATCCTAGGCCTCCAAAAGCTATCGAGCTTTCACCATTTGCGATTGCTGTTTCAAAAACTTTCGTCAAGAGAGAGGGTATCGTGCCTAAAGAAGTTTGTCCACCAGGGTACTTCATTGTGACCGCATGGTAGATTCTTTTCACTCCCCTGCGCTTCAAAAGCCCTGCGTCAGAGATGTAAACGTCCCCAACATCGAACGGACCCTCTTTTTCAACAACCTCAGCCACAATAGTTCGGATATTCACACCATTTGGTTCGGTACTTGTACCTGCTGAGCGGGCAATAGCGCCTGCTACGCCCGCTCCCATAACACCAATACCGTTTGCGGCATTCACGATAACGTCTATGCCTTCAACCTTTGTGATATCGCCAACGTAAACCTTCATGGTTCATCCTTTCAAGACTGAAGTATAGCCTCCAATCCCTTCATATAGTTGGGATTGAGTTCCACTTTTTTCTGCAACCGCTCAATAATTTTGGAGTGCATTTGACTGATTCTGGACTCGCTATAACCAGTCTCTTTTGCTATCTCCTTCATGGTCATATTGTCGTAGTAGTGCATATGGACAATTTTCCTCTCAAGAGGAATGAAATTCTTGCCCATAAGCTTCTTGAACATTTCTTCACGAAGAACGGTAGTATCTGGTTTCTCTTCGTCAGTTGTAATGCTCTCTATTTGAATCTCTTCCCCTGTATCAGAGTCTTCAGAGCGACCAGCATTCATGCTGATACAACTAACCGGAGTAGCCTTTGCGCTAATCTCCATGTACTCATCCAGGGAAAGACCCATATGGTCGGCAATCTCTTCATGAGTTGGCATTCTACCAAGCTCTGATTCAAGAGTCTGCTTTACCTTTTGTATCTTGGAGTATCGCTGTCTAACAAGACGCGGAACCCAATCAACCTGACGAATGTTGTCAAGTATAGAACCCCTTATGCGATGTATCGCAAAGGTTTCAAACTTGTTCTTGAGAGACGGATCAAATCTCTCAACAGCATGGAACAACCCGTCCGTACCCCAAGCAACAAGGTCGCCAATATCGACCTCTCTTATCTTCTTGTGCATTCTTTCTGCCACTTTTGTTACAAGTGGATAATAAATCTCAAGTAAAGAGTTTCTTGCTTTGATGTACTGCGGGTCTTGCTTGTCCAACTTCTCTCGTATTACAACAAACTCGTCCCACTTGTTTCTGATTGATTCTTCACTAATCATCAACTAGCTCCTTCTCTGCTGTCAGCTACAACCAAGTATACAGCGCTACAAAAGCACTATCTTTGTATTCAGAACCAGAGCCTCATATTTAGGCTGATTTATCCTAAAATTGTCTTTGAAGTGCTTGCGGTAAATGTTGGAACACTCGCTACTGAATAAGGATCTTGAAATGCAACCTTTGTTTCTGGTTGTACTAAGTCTCCTGCCGTTGGCCTCCAAAACTTAGGAAGCTCAGGCGCAAGGCCATAACCTCTCTTATCCTTATTTAGCTTCCTTACATTTCTAACAAGCTTCATTGTAGTTTCAGACTGAACATTATGAGCAACGCCTGGCTCAACCGCATTTCCAAAGATTTTCTCTCTTGCGGGAAGAGGTAGATATGTCTTAGCGATTTCACCTGTATGAACAAGCTCGTCAACAGCCTTGTCTCTGTTCTTGATTTGCCATGCAACGTAGGCGATGGCTCCAATAAATCCAGCGCCAAGAAGAGCAAGAGAAATCCAAGCTATTTGAGTAAGATACAAGCTAACCGCTACAGAAACGCCCAATGTCGCTACACAACCAGCAGCAATCATAAATGCCGCAGGCGTCTTGAAGAAGAAACCAATAACAACAGAAGCGCCGATTCCGACAACGCAAGCTACTGTTATCCAAGCTAAAAGCGTATTAAGCATCTTCTTTTGAGAACTCTCTAAGTCTTTAATCTTGTTCTGTAACTTTGCTTTTTCCGTTTCCGCAGCCTTCGCAAAATCGGTATACTTGTTGATTGCCACTTGCTGATCAGCAAGTTTACTTTCTGTATCCTTCAGCTTTTGCTCTACGGCTGAGAGCGTTGCTGAATCTTGACGAAGCCCTTTAGTCTCTTCTCTAATTCCAGAGATTTCTGGCTTTACAGCCTCTTTGACTTCGGGCGGAGTTTTGCTTTCGATTGAAGTCGTATGCGTATCTATCTTGTCGGCATGGTCTGAAACACTCTTTGATGTTTCACCAACCGTTTTAGCCGCTTCTCCAACGTGTTCTTTTTCTTTATCAACCGTTGGTAAAGCGGGAGGAGTATTGAGGGTTGCCCCTCCCTGAGAAGAAGAGCAAGACGACAAAACAAAAACCCATCCCAATAATCCCAAAACAAGAATTGAAATGGTCACGCCAAATGTAAATTGGTTTTTCATATTTTTCCTCCAAAGGCCTTGTTCAAAATTTCGGTAGCTTCTTCGTTTGTAAAGTCTCTATAGGAATAAAGAACGTAGTAGTGTCCATTTACATACAAAAGTTTGGCGCAAAATCCTACCTCGCAAAGCCTGTTTTTATTGAACAAAGCCTCTTCGCTAGTCCATTCACAGCCAATACCAGATATCTTAATTGGTTGAGTCATTGGGTTTGGATTTATCTAGAGCATTCAAAAACTCTATAGCTGACCAAGTAAAGCCCAAGGCGATAACGCCTGTAAAAGGCCATAAAAACAAGTCAGTAATCCAAAACTTTAACACAAGCTCGCCAACAAGAGTTGCCCAAAAAGAACAACAAACAGTACAATCTAGAAGCTCAGGTAGTTTCCTGTAAATCTTGCCAAATAAAAACTTCAAAGGCCTAGTCAATATAGTAACAGGCCAATCGTCTCCTTTTTCAACAAGGAGGATAGCTAAGGCATAGCCAAACAAGACAGACAAGATACAATGCGTTATGAGTTCCAACTATTTATCTCCGGGAAATCAAATATGTATCCATAACGGTTTATGTAAGAAAATATCTCGTCAAACCCTACGAATTCCCTAAGTAATCGAGTCGTCTTGATAGAGAAAACAAACCTATCATCTGTATAAACAAACGTATGCCCTATCTTTCTACTAAGCAGCAAGTAGCTTATTTTATAGCCACTTCTTGAACAATCACCATAGAAGAAAGACTCATACTCTCTCATGCCTTCTTTTTACTATTTCCGAACTTCTCAGACCTCTGTAGCGCTGTCTGAATTATTTCCCATTTACTCTTCCCAATCTCACTCTTACTAAGGGATAAGGGTGTTTTAGCCTTTGAAGTTAGGCTCATAGCCATAACCGTCACATATAGCCATTTGTTTTCTATCTCGGAAATGTTATACTTCTCAAAGAAACCCCAATCGAAAAGCTCTTTATAGAGAACAAGAGCCTCGCCAGTAACCGCTTTATCTGGTCTAGAAAAAGCCTCTTTGATTTGCTCGTAAGCCTCTACCGCTTTCTCAACCGTTTGTATTTTGAAGCTCATTACCTTTTCCATATTGAAATCTCCATGTCAATCTAAAGTGTATCGTCAATCAAGGGAAAGTAATAAAGCCGAAGTATATAGAAGTATGCAACAAGAAAACGGATGGTATATCAGAGCAAAGAGTCTAACTCTCCATAAAGAGGCAGACGTAAACTGGAAAGACGTTCGCAAAGGACTTGGTATAGGAGGAGCCTTGGGCGTATTACCTCTTAGCTTTAGTCTTATGGGACAACCTTCGGTTCCAGAAAATAAACAACAAGCTCCAATAAGAGAAGTTCAGCCACAGCAACAACCGGCTAAAGCGGCTCCAGTTGAGCAACCTAAAGTAGAACAAGCTCCACAACCCCAAAAGGCTGCTCCTCAACAATCGCCTCAAGGTATGGTTTCAGAAGACGAGCTTGAGTCTTTTATCGCCCCGTTTGAAGGCGGCTTTATAGCTAAGGCATATAAAGATAGTAAAGGAATATGGACTGTTGGTTGCGGTTTTAACCTGGAAAGAAAAGACGCAGACACTCTTCTTAAGAGTATTGGCGCAACTAAAAATGGGCTAATCTCTGGCAAAGAAACCCTTAGTCAAGATCAAATGTCTAAGCTATTTAGAGTTAATCTAAAAACAGCTATCGCTGACGCCCAAAAATGGATTCCAAACCTAAGTAGTCAACCCAAAGAAATTCAACTCATTTGCGTTGATATGTCCTTCAATATGGGAGGACCAACTCTGTCCAAGTTTGTCAATACCGGCAAAGCTATAGCTAACAAAGAATACGCGAAGGCGGCTGGACTTATGGAAAAAAGCGCCTGGTATGGGCAGGTTGGGAATAGATCAAAACATCATGTTAGAGTTATGAGAGAGCTTGCGAAGAATCAAGATCAAACACCAACTTCGCAATCTTCGCAGCAGCAGAAGCGTCAGCCATAGCCCTATGAAGGCCCGAACCATCGCCAAGGCCTTCCCTAATTAGAACATCCTTAACATTGCACTTCTCGCGAGAAGACAAGTTTCTTCTTTGCATATAAATTGCCTTGAGATCTCGATGCTCCCCAAAAGGGAAAGAAATCTTGTTTCTCTCGCAATCCCCAATTAGGCAACCCAAGTCCCAGCTACCCCATGTATACCATATTCTATTGGTTGGGTCATAATCGCTCTCTTTGCACCATTTGTAAAAGCGATCAAACACTTGCTCAATATGTTCGGCAGAATCAACGTCTATCTGCTTTATAGAAGTAAGTCTTTTACAGAAGCCAGATAGCCTAGTATTAGACTTAGGCTTAACAAGACTTTCCCATGCACCTATTTTTTCATAACTATCATTGCAGACAATGATTCCAATGTCTATAATTTCGTTAAGATCAGGTGTTCTTGGGCTTTCCCAACAAGTCGCTTCTAGGTCTACAATAAAGTACATGACTTACATCATCTTCGACAGATTATCCATAAATTCTTTCCTTCTACGAGGACTCCACCCCTTAGCGTCAAAAGCAGCGTTAAGTTTATCGTTTAGATTTTCTACATTCATAAGAGACTTATAAATATCAACTTCGTCGTGAGAAATATGTATAGATTTCATCCTATGAATTTCAAAAGCCTCTGTAGCAATAGGAGCAAGTTCTTTGCAAATATTGTACATAGCTTCTGCGTATACTCTAATTTCATACTGAGCATGAGGGTCGTATCTCAAACCTATAAAGTGATACAAGTTATGAAGGTCAATCTTCCAGTACCACTCTGTGTAATACGCAACTGGCAAGAACATTCTTGCGGTTTCTCTTGAAACGCCTTGAGACAAGAATTCTTGATAATCGCCATACGTTTCAGAAGCAACAGTCTGCAATCTGCCAATAAAGTCGTTCTTCGTCTCCTGAGACAAGCTTCCGTCAGAGGCCTGTTTATTCATTTTGCTTTGACCCATTATTCTTTCAGGGTCTGGTACATAACAAAGATCAGGTACTTCAGAATAACGAGCCGAGTATTCATTGACATTGGCGGTTCTATGACGAATCCACTGCCGAGCAACAAACATTGGCATTCTCGCATGAAACTTAAACTCAACCATTTCAAATGGAGTTGTATGGCGATGCCTCATGAGATAGTTAATGAGACCCTTATCCTCATTAACCGCCTTTGTTCCCTTTCCATAAGAAACCCTAGCAGCCTGCACAATAGCTGCGTCAGCCGGAATACTATATGGGTCCGTTGGACTTGGCATCGAATCAACAAGGCGAATGAAGCCAGCGTCTAGAACCTTATGAACCTCAAAAGCCTTATGGGGTTTCTCTTGCTCAGGATAAACAATACTTTCATTATGCATATGAACCTCTTCGTTTACTCTGTCATTCGGCATTTCCAGCGCACAACAAAGGAGATACACCCAACAAAGACAATAGCGTAAAGAGGAAAATAAGTGGAATACCGAAAATGATGTGTAAGGAGAACACTACATTGAAGGTCTATATATATGAAATGGTATGAAAAAGCAATCCCAAGAATACGAGACATTCAGCCTTATCTAAAAGAGGCTTCGAAGAATATTTCTAATTTCAAGCAAGTTAAGAACATATACGCTTGGGGTTCTATCGCTGAAAATTTCAACAAGAAAGACCATAGAATCAAAGACGTAGACATACTTATTGAATGCAACTTTGACTCTGGTGATTTACTTGCTATTGACAATAGTTTCAATGGCGCTCTAAAAATGTCTTCTGAGGAGCTAGAAGACTTAGGATTCAATCCGGCTGCGGTCCTCTTTACAAAGTCAATACTGAGCCATAAAATGCCTTCTATTGATTTCTGGGCAGTCTCAAAAGATAAGAAGTTATTACACTGGGGACCAATAACAGAAACAATCGAAGAATGGAAACAGGTTAGAAAAGAAGCGGAAAGTAAAGCCGAAATTCTAACAGGCTTCAAGAACAAAGAAGTTCTTAGCGCTTCAGAAAATGACCGAAAGAAATGGCATGAAGCATACGAAAAGTATCTTCAAGACTTCTCAAGCGGTTGCCCTCAAGGATGGTATTCGTCGCAAAATAATGTAGATAAGATATTCGAAAAAGCCGTTAAGCTTTTATGAGTGATATCTTCTTGAAAAATCCAGTTTGCGCTATCTGCGGCTCAAAAAGCGTATCCAAAACAAATAGGCACATCTTTTATCTCATAGACTGCAAAGACTGCGAGCATGCCTATACTTTGATAGAAGAGAAAAGCCTAAGGAAGTTTACCAAAGAGAACTCTCTTGAGTACAGCTTCTGTCCATATTCAGATATTATGAAAAAGCTTCGCAATGAACAGTTTGAAGTTCAACTTCGCTACGGAGATTACAACAATCATCTCTGCCACTACTTTTCAGAGAAAAGCTTGAGAAGGTTCCTATCAAACCTCGGTGTTGACTTCAATCTTCAAATAGAAGACAAAACAGCTACGTTTACCATTCTTCTTCCTCGTCGCCGTCAGCAAGAAGCTCGTCAATGTCTTCCTTGAGAACGTACATTTGTCGCCAGTCTATATCTATAAAATCAGGATATTCGTCATAGATATAAGACAAAACTTCGTCATTGATGTAGATTGCTATATCTTCGCAAGTCATATAGGGAGAAGGCTCTTTGATTGGAACCCTAACCCTTCTTTCACAAAAGTATCCAATCAAAATGTTGGATACAGCGCCGCTTCGTTGTTTGCCGACAATTTCTAAAGGCTCTTGTTCAACAAAATAATCCCTTATCAAAATCAAACTCGTAATAAACGTCTTTTGCCATTCCTCTCGGGTCTTACTCATAGAATCTCCTTTACAGGTATATCGAGCAGAGGAAGTGTTTTTCTTTGCAGCGTAAATAGAAAAGACGATATTACATAAAAGGAAAGCAGTAAATGATTAAACCTATCATAAATGCAACCTGTCAACTCTTTGCAGCAATATTTGGTAAATTCCGTTCCAAGAAGATTACCGAAACACCAACGGTAAACCTTCAAGACGAACAAGGGATTACCATAACAATCAAAACCGACGAAGAGAATGTAGAAACCAATATTCCAGTCATCACAAAAGATAAACTACTGTTTCAGCCTAATACGATGCAGGCGAACAGCCCTCTGGAATGTCCTATTCGTTCTAAAAATCAACAAGCGTCAACAGAGATACCTATTGACGCTCCGAAGATTGAAAACTTCAAAATTACGCTTGAATGCAACGAAACAGCAATCAATCATCTCAATAACCTTTGTAGGTTCTTTGAAGTGACTCAGCCAGACGCGCTCGCAAGAGGTGTTTGGTTGCTCACAATAGCAAGAGATGTTGAAGTTAACAATAAGAAACTTGGCATCATAACGACAGACCCAAATGGTCTAATTGTTGACGTTATGCCAATCAATATTGTTTAAGTCTTATCCAGAATTGTAATTCCATTTAAGTGATCAATCTCATGCTGAGTGCAACGAGCTTCTAAGTCTCTTAGATGCTCTTTTACTTTCTTGCCCTCATAATTGATATACTCAATGAGGATATACCTGCTTCTCGTGATTTCTTTTCTAACATTAGGGCAGGATAAACAACCTTCTGTATCTTTGTATGGAACGCATTCATAAAGAATAACCGGGTTGATGAAGGTTTTTGGTTTCTTCATCTTCTTGGTTTTCATTACAAACATTCTCCAGGGAATATTTGCCTGATTTGCTGCTAACCCAATACCATTGTTGGCTAGCATAATAGATAGCATCTTGTCAGCAAAAGGCTTTAGATCTTC